CCGCACGGGATCACCGAGACGTCCATCGAACCGGCACCACGCAGCGCCAGCGTACCGAATGCGTCTTCCGCCAACACGACAGCCTTATAGACGTCCGGGTGGGTGTCAAGGTTGGCTTGCAGGTTGTAGGTCGAGGCAGTGATCGTGGTCGCACCACCAAGCGTTGGGGCCAGTTCAGGCGAGAGAATGAAGCGGAAGTTCTCGACAGAACCCAACTCATGCTCGCTCATCACCTTGCGGTTGCCATACTGCGAGGTATGGACGAAGCCGGGCAATTCGCGGATCGAGGCCTCGAGGTCGGTGTGACCGATCACGACATAGGCAGCTTCCACCGGTGAGGTGGCAAACTTCGGCGAAGCATCCAGGATGGAGGTGATGCGCTTGCCGTGGTTGGCCTGCAGGTTGCGCGAGATCTTGCGCAGCATGGTCAGGGTGAGTTCGCCATTGACCGAGGTCACGCCGCTGCCAGTGCCACCGTAGTAGATGTTGGTGCCGGACTTGAGTTCGCCCCAGACAATCATTTCCTTCAGGAGACCCATGCGCTCGCCGAGTTGCTTCTTCATCTCGGCGGGTACGTCGTCCTCGTACAAATCGGCCGTTTTATCGGTATAGCTATACAGCGCGCCATACTGGACCAGAGTGCCGGTCACATCGCGCGGCACCAGGGTGTCGGCGGTGGGGGTAGAGCCTTCAGCGAGGATGTGAGAAGTGCTGATGGCCGGACGGTTGATGGTGTCCTGGTTGGTGGTCGCAGCGCCCCACGGGATGTAGGAACGGAAGACGATGTTGTCGCCGGAGTTCTTCGGCAACTGCTTCTGCGAACCGAACTTCGAGAGAACTTCGATGGACAGGGCGTGACCGAGGATCTCGCCTTTAACTTTGTTGATCCGACCAGCGGGGCTGGCATATTCAAATTGAGACATGGTATTTCCTTTTTAGATGTGACTAGCCGCGCCGGACTGCTTTGAATCCGGACATAAAGGCGTCGTCGTCGTTGATGGTTGATGGCTTTGCATTGGGTACGCCACGGGGCGTTACCGCTGCAGCAAGCCGGTCTTGTTTCTGCTGCTTCGAGGTCTGCGCTTTTTCGCGCCACGACTTGTACTCATCGAACTTGTCAGCGATGAACATCGCATCCCAAGAATCATTGAGCGCCTGCCGTTCCTCTGTCGGGAGCGTGTTTTCCCAGAGACGAAAATCGTCAGATTGACGCACGGTCTCCCAGTCGCGATGCCGCATCGACAACAGCTTCATTTCATTCTTCCGCTCGATCCGGTCGAGTTCAGCCTTGAATTCATGCTGCATCTCTTCACGCATCGGCGTCGGGTCGAAACTCGGCGCGTTGCCGCCTACTGACAGGCTGGACAGGTCCGCTTCAAGTAGATCGGCCATCTCAGGAAACTCTGCACGCAGCTTGACTAGCTGCCCTGCCGACATCTTTCCGCCGCTGGCGGTTTGTGCCTGCTGGAGTCGCGCGTTGAATTCGCCCAGCTTCCCGAATGCCTGGCGCAGTTGCACCTTCATCTCATCCAGTTCCCCCACCTTGGCGAGGGCTGACTTGAGTTGGTCTTCGGTTAATCCTGCGAATACAACTTCAGGTTCTGGTGCCGCTTCCGGCGCCGCTGCCTGCTCGGGTTCTGCTTGTTCTGGTTCAGGTTCAGGGGTGGGAGGCTCTTCACCTCGCGCCTCGGCGAATCCCGATTCAAACGCAGCGTCATCCTGTTCGACTGTACTGACTACTTCCTGCTGGTCCTCTTGCTTGAGTTCCTCTGACATTTTTGCTCCACGTAAACGACAAAACCGCCCGTAGGCGGTTCAACACGACAGAGGGTTCGACCCGAAGATCTAATCGTCCGTCACTTCCGGCGGGGCTTCTTCAAGCGCCACCAATTCCTTGTAGGCCGCAATGCGACCACGCACACTGGCTGTCGTTACTTCGTCCAGTGCGCCATCATTCTTGCGTCTGAGCAGATCAATCTGCTGCTGCGCGTGTTCCTTGATCCTGTTCCACAGACCGCTGTTGCGCTCTTCAAAGTTGAGTTTCAACGTTGGTATGCCTGTCCATTCGGCGCACGTCCCGCCGGCTCAACCGGAGGCTTGGCCACCTGGGGCGACGGGTTGCGGTGCTTATGCACATCGATCGCGTTCGCCGCGCCAGCCAACTCACGCTGCAGGTTGATCTTCGCCGCGTCGGTCGCCAGTTGCACCTTGGCCTGCTCGAGGCTGATCTTCTGCTGCGTGCTGTATTTCAAGATTTCGATTTCGCGCTTGACCTGCAACTCAGCCATGCGCGCCTGCGCTTCTGACATATTGGCTTCGTGCTGTGCATTCACCAGTGCGTGGTCGCGGTCCGTATCAACCTTGATGCGGGTCTGCATCGTCTGGTTCTCAAGCTGCGCGATGCCCTGCATGACTTCCAGTTTCTTCGTATCGACCTCGGCGCGGATCTGCGCGGCTTGCACTTGCGGAAGGGGCTGCGGTTGCTGCTGCGCCAGCGCCTGCTTCTCTTCTTCGTCCATCTCGAGACGCTTCGGATCAATCCGTTGCGACTTCATCACCTCTTGAATCCACTTCTTCTTGCTGATCTCGTAGGACGGATCATTGACGAAGTTGCCCAGGCCAAGGATCGCCTGCTGGGCGATGTCGCGCTCCACCAGGGCCGTTGAGCCACGGGCATCAATCGAGAAGTCGCCCTTGACCTCGTCGTTCTCTCCGTACTCCATCAGCCAGGTGTAGTAGCGACGAATGTGCGGCTCAGTGATGCAGTCATCGAAGGTGCGGGCGATCCGGCGCAAGACGCTCGAGGCGTTGTTCGCCAGTAGCTGCATTCCGCCTACCGTGTCAGGTGCCTTGCCTTGCTGACCTTGCAGGAGCATCGGCAGGCCGGTGACATCCTCCGCCATCTTCATGGCGAACTGGATGATGGCCATCAGTTCTGCCTGGGCGTTGGGCAGGTTGATCATGGCGAAGGCATCAGCCACCGAGCGGATATCCGCGTCGTCCTTCACGAACCAGATCTTGCGCGGTGAGATCGTCCAGCTTCCATCGGCCGGCTCGACTGCGCCACGCCTGATGACGAACTGGCCACCGGCAGAGACACCCGCGTTGTCCATCATGTTGCGCGTCCCGGCATTCACGATGCGCTGTGGCGTGCGCACCTGCTTGGAGACGCCGGTGCCGTAGGGCATGTCGGTCTTGCGCTGCCACGGCATCAAGTCATACGGGAACTCGCCATTGTCGAGCGGTTGCATCGCCGCCTTGATCACCGTGTCGTTGATCATGGTGACGATCGCATGGATGCCGCCCTCGAGGCCTTGCGGGTCAATCCCGACAACCTCCAGGTCTTCAGCATCCACGACGCCGTTGTAGTACCAGATCTCGTACTTCTCCTTCTCGGAGAGTGACGACCGCTGGTTCATCTTGTGCGCGTTCTCGTACTTCTTGCCAGGGCCTTCCTCGAGAACCTTGTTGATCTGGTCATCAAGGTAACCCGGCACGCCGATCAGATCTTTCACCTGGCGCGCGGTGATCTCATCCTTCTCGAAGATATACGAACCGTTGTGGATCGACTCTCCGCAGGCGGGGTCCGGATATAAGTTCCACGGGTTGATGCGCTTCGACGCCGGGTCGTAGGCGATCTCCATGGTCAGCGCCATGCCACCCTGGCCCATCTCTGTGGAACGCTTGCGCTTCTTCTCAGGGAACGGACCCTTCAGGATGCCGGTGCCGAGCTTGGCGCAGTCTTCAATGACCTTGCGCACCTCGGCGTGGTACTGGCACTCGATCAGCCAATCCTCGATCTGCTTCTCTGCGCCCTCGGCCTTTTCCTTGGCTGCGTCCATCTCGCGCTTCGCCATGTCGGCGACGGTGAGCGGCTTCGGCGGCTGCGGGTGTGCCGGCGGCATACCCGGCGGTTGCTGGGCGGCTGGCGCTTGGCCCATCATCGGCTGACCCATCGGATCAGTGACGGGGCGCTCATCCTTCAGCGCCCTGGCCAGTTCCGGCACCGGTGTCGGCTTGATGCCCCAGTTGCGATCGTCCGTCGGCAGCAGCATGTCCGCCACCTTGGCAGCGGCAGCATCCACGTAGGGGCGGGTGATGTTCAGGAAGACGGTGCTGCGCGTGTCCTTGCGCTCGGCTTTGCCGATGAAGCTGCCGCCCGTCTGGGTGGGCTTGTTGAAGTTGGAGCTTTCACCACGGTTGGCGTCATCGACGCCCTGGTACTGCTCCTCCGCTTCCCACCACTCCTCCTCAATGCCGGAGGATTGACGGCCTTCGACCGCATCATCGCGCTTCTTGGCCAGAGTGGCACCGAATGCCTCAACCTTGGCCATGCGCTCCTCTTTTTCAAGACGCATCATCTCCTCGACCTCGTCGGGCAACATCTCCTGCCCAGGCATTTGGTCTAGTTGATCCATACAGTCTCCGGAAAAAGAAAAAGCCCACTCAGAGGTGGGCTAGTTTTGGACGCACGTATGCGTGAAACGAATAATAAGTTTCTTTTATGAGTACGTCAAGAAGTTTTATCGACGTCCGCGACGCCTGGCGCGGATCAGCCAGTCGTTGAATATGTCAGCGACCATCTCACCGAACTCCCACGACGTAGCGTCGAAAGAGTCGGTGCTGAATGATCCACTGTCGAACATTACGGCGCCAGGACGCTGCGGAACTTGTCGCCAGAGGTGCCGTCGCCCTTGAGATTGATACCGTTCGTTTGCTCCATGTTGCTGTGGATCGGCGTTACCTGTGCCTGCGCCATGATGCCAGCGACGATGTCAGCAACGGTCGGGCCTGTGCTCCCCGACGTGCTGATGCCCTGCGCCTGCACCGGGACGGTGTAGTTGACATTGACCTGATACGGCCCAATCGTGCGAACAACAGGGATACCGCCACCATCAACAAACAGGTTGCCGGTGATCGTCAAGTCGTGATCGACTTCCATCGGACGGACGCGCCAGCCATTGAGCAGGAAGAAGTAAGGCGGAATGAACAGGCCACCGCCCAAGGCGATGCCGCCCACCAGCGTGAAAGCCAGCGGCCACTCGGTATGGGTCGCGTGCCAGTCAATCCACCTACTCCAAATCTCAGCAGCAGTGACGCTGGCCGAGTCCAGAGTGATGATCTTGGTGCTTCCGTCAAAGGCTATTGCCATCGCTTACACCACGTAGCTCGGGTCAGCTTCCGCCACGGCACTGATCGAGATGCCCTTCGACTGGGTGATCACGCCGGTAGAGATACCCGGCTTCGCCACGCCGGGGTTGCCCCAGACCAGTGTGACGTTACGGGAGGTCGCC